TCTGCCTTGTTGAAAGCGCTTATGGCCTTACGCCGGACAGGAACGGAGCAGGCCGTTTCGCGATTGCGAATTATTATCAGGAAACGACAACGAGCACCTCCGGGCAGACTGTTGTTACCGGCAGTGGAAGCAGCTATGGCGGCTGGAAAGGCTGTGATGCACGCTATGACCTTCTCGGCAGCGTGTCATCGCCGCCGTCTGGGTATGGAGCGCCGCCGACTTCAAGCAGAACCGGCTACGATGCCACGCAGACTGCGATTGACAGCCCAAGAACAAAAACGATTATGTCTGTATTGCCAAGCAATTTCAGAAGCGTTTTGCGGCTAAGGGCACATTTCGTAGACAATAACGGCTATGGGCAAACATACGGAGGCTCTGACCAGTATATTACAGAGTGCGCTGATGCCGTTTCGTTCCTTACCGAGTGCGAAGTCTTTGGCAGCTGCCAGTATTCCTCACCATATGAGTATGTAAAGCAGACGCAGATGGCCTACTATGCGAATGGTGGGTCAAAGATCAAGTATAAGCACAGCAGTACGGGCACAGCCGCAAACTGGTGGCTGGCTTCACCGCGAATGACAGAATCATCCAGCTATCGCAACCATTTCTGCGCTGTTATGACAGACGGGAGCGCTTCGTCTATAGATATGCCAAGGTCTGAAGGCCTTGCTCCTGTGTTCAAGGTTTAAGGAGGCACGATATGAGCTATCAGACGATTTACAACCAGCTGCGGGCAAACGGCCTGACAGAGACAGGCGCTCTTGCAATGCTGGGCAACTGGGACTGCGAGAGCAATTGTGAGAGCGTCCGGGTGGAAAATGACTTCAGTCCGTACCGAACGATCAGCAAGCAGTATGTCTCAGATATTGACAGCAACAAAATCAGCCGCGACCAGTTCCAGCACGACCAGAAAGGGATGGGGCTGTCCCAATGGACGTTTTTTGCTCGGAAAGCAGGCTTGTGGGATTTCTGTAAGAACTATAAGCATTGCTCTATTGGCAATGAGGCAGCTCAGGTTGAGTATGCAATAAAGGAAATGCCAAGCGAAGCACCGGGTCTGCTGGAAGAATTGAGAACCAGCAATGACTTGTATAAATGTACGAAAGACATCTGCTGTCGGTTTGAGCGGCCTGCCGTAAACAACATTGATGCCCGGGTTCAGGCAGCAAACAGGATCAAGGGCATGATCGACCTGAACCCTGGTCCTTCGCCTGAGCCGACACCGGAGCCGGAACCTGAGCCAGAGCCACAACCGACACCGACACCGGTTCATAATCTGGAACTGCGTACGATTGACAAGAACTGCTCCGGGTTTACGGAAGTGTTTCTGCTGCAATCCCTGCTGCTGTGCCGGAGGTACATCAGCACAGACCCGACCAACGTCTTCGGAAGTTGGCTGGAAGAAGCTGTAAAGGTATTCCAGAAAGATGCAGGCCTGCAGGCCGATGGCATTGTGGGCCCGCTGACTTGGAATAAACTCATGGAAAGGGGGTAAGAATATGGCTATCGAGAAGAAAGAACTGTATGTTGTCAGTCTGGAAGACGGGCGGCAGGTCAATGCCGTAGTGTCGAGCTTCACGGAAGTAGAACAGCTTTTTGGTGCGGAGAACATCAACAAGATTGAGAAGCTTCCGTATGAAGAGCCGACAGAGGAGGCTTAACATGGACGTGCTGGAAGAGAGAATCGCAAAGCTGGAAGAGAGGATGCGGCAGAAAGACATCGAGTTTGCGGTTATCAACACCAAGCTGTCAGCCATCCTCTGGGGCGTCGGAGTAACCGGAGCCGCCTTGATCGGCGTGCTCGTCAAATTATTGTTTGGAGCGTGAGAATTATGGGTAAGGAATTCTGGAAAGCCGCAGGCATTCGTGCCCTGCGCACGGTCGCACAGACTGCGATTGCAACCATCGGAACCACGGCGATGATTCAGGATGTGAACTGGATGATGGTAGGGAGCGCATCCCTGCTGTCTGGCATCCTGTCGGTGCTGACCAGCATCGTGACCGGCCTGCCGGAAGCGCAGGAGAAAGAACCGGAAAAGAAGGAGTAAGCTATGGCATACCAGACTACGGGAACCATCACGGGCATGGACGTCTTCCAGCGTGCCATCACGATGATGGACGAACTGAATGACGCCGGACAGTACAAGCATGACGATACCAAGGAGTATCAGGACCGGACGCTTGCCATCCTGAATGTGCTTCAGAACGAGCTCTATCCTTACAGCGACACTTGCCCGAAGTACACGGAGTGGGAGACCGGGAGAAGGCCGATCCTTCTGCCGCTGGAAGACCTGTACACGGAGATCGACCTTGACGATTACTGCGCAGGCACGGTTCTCCCCTATGGTCTGGCGGCACACCTTCTGCTGGATGAGAACCCGTCAGCGGCAGGCTACTTCCAGCAGAGGTATGACGAACTGAAAGCGGCGCTGATGAGCGGAGCGGGCCGGCCGGTCGCCAGCGAGGACATCGTGGATGTCTACGGACCCTGCGGCGGGATCTATCCCTATAACGAATTCAGCAGGTGGTCCTGATGTCGGCGGTCCGGAAGAAACGGGAAGAGGCGCCCCTTCCCGGAGACGAGAAGAAGAAAGTCTCGCGGCCGTATAAATGCCCCACGGACCTGTATCGGAAGATGGCGGAGTATTTTGACAAATGCTCCGTCTCTCCGAACTGGAAGGACATCTGCGTTGCGATGGCGAACATCGCGGACAAAGCGGAGGAAGAAGGCAGCTGGTCCGGGCTTGAGAAGGAGTATCAGGCGCTGGCCAGATCGATCATCGACGGCGGCTGTTTCCCGGACGAGGCCGGCATGCGCATCCACCTGAATCTCAGCCATGAGAGCTACCGGAGCTACCTGGATGACCCGCAGTATGAAAAGGTCTTCAACTGGGCACAGGACATGCGCGAGAGCTGGGCGGCCCGGAGGCTGGCATCGGAACCTCGGGCCGCGCAGGCCTATCTGAACATCCTCAAGCAGTCAGGAAACGGCGGCTGGGTGGACCGGAAAGCCGAGAAGTCGGACAACACGCTGCAGATCAAAATCGCCGATGTGGGCGGAATGGAGGCGTTTCAGTAATGGCACCGCCGAGGAAAGCAAAAGCCCAGAAGGGCGCGGTCTGGGACGCGGGGGAAGCGAACCCGAAGCAGAAGTTGTTCTACCAGGCGCGGACCATGTTCATCGCCTACGGCGGCGCGAAGGGCGGCGGCAAGACCCATGCGGTGCGAACCAAGGCCTTCGGCGGGGCGCTGATGAACCCGGGCATCCGCATCCTGATCATGCGTCAGACCTACCCGGCGCTGGAGGAAAACCACATCGCGCCGATGCGGAAGCTGGCGGCTCAGACGGGCGCGGCGACCTACAACGGCACAACGCACATCATGACCTTCTCCAACGGCAGCACGATCCGCTTCGGACACTGGTCCGGAGAGGACAGCGAAAACGAGTACAACGGCCAGGAATACGACTGGATCTTCATCGACGAGGCCACGCAGTTTTCCGAGCGCGCCTTCAACTTCCTGGGCGGCCTGATGCGCGGCGCCAGCCCCATCCCGAAGCGCATGTACTTAACCTGCAACCCCGGAGGGGTCGGCCACCGCTGGGTCAAGCGCCTTTTTGTGGACAAGCAGTACAAGACCAACTGCGAGAACCCGGAGGAAAACGAAAACCCGGAGGACTATACCTTCATCTTTGCCACGGTGGATGACAACACCCACATGCTGGAGCATTCGCCGAACTACAAGCGGAACCTGGCAAACCTCCCGGAGGATCTGCGGCGGGCCTACCGCTACGGCGACTGGGACGCGCTGGGCGGCGGATACTTCAAGGAATTCCAGTTCCAGACGCACATGCGCAAGGCTTTCCGCATCCCGGACCACTGGCCGCGGTACCGCAGCTTTGACTATGGTCTCGACTGCTTTGCCTGCGTCTGGTGGGCGATGGACACGGACGGACGGGCATGGGCCTACCGGGCGGTGGAAGCGAAGGGTCTGATCGTGCAGAAGGCGGCGGAGCTGATCCTGCAGAACAGCCCGCCGAACGAGAAGATCACGGCGACCTACGCGCCCTGGGACGTATGGTCACGGTCCAAGGAGACCGGCAAGACCATGGCATCGACCTTCATCACCAACGGCGTGCCCATCATCCAGTCACCGCGTGACC